ATCATAACCTGCTCACGGGCAAGTTGGGTCTTGGGATGGGGAATACCTTGTGGGATACCAATTGCAATCAGCATGCCCACAACATGGTTGGCAGGCATATTGATAGCAGTGCCAACATCAACAGGGTTGAAGCCAATCATTGGACTGCTAGCATATCCCAAGTCAGTGGCTGCAAGCATGATTGCGGTAGCAGCCATACCCACACTGCGCATGGCTTCATCGCGTTGCATTTCAGGATTTTTGTCATAAAATCCGCGAGTCATACCTGCCATAGTTTTAGCAGTGTCTTCGCCATTGGCATCCCAATAACGTTCGGTATTGTCATTCCACGCATTGAGATCTGCACAGACTGCAAGCAATACACTGTTGACAGCAACTTGAGGTTGATCCCAGGCAGCACGCTTGATCTTTTCTTTGATACCACGGTCTCGAATTGCAACAAAGCGCCAATTTTGAATATTAAAGCTGGTAGGTGTGGCACGAGCAGCGTCGATAATAGTATTGAGATCGTCGTCTGACATCATATGGCTGCTATCAAAGTCTCGTTGTGTACGTCTGGTGGCAATTACGTCTTTAAATTCCATGTCGGTCTCCTTATGGTATAACAGTGTATAGTCATTTGGTCGGTAAAACAATGTGTAGATGCGCAGAGTGATCGTGCAGGTCAAAAGAAACGTAAGTTGCTACATTTTAATCCTAGGCGCGATTATTCTACCTTTGTAGTAACCATTTGGTATTACGTCTGTTGGCGATATACGAAGATTATTTGTGCCATTTGTTATCCAAATACTAAAAGTTTTTCCCTTCATCGCAACAGACAATTTTGCTTTATGTTCATCTGATATCGTCCTGCCAAGTTGTGAACTAGACATTTTAGCTTTAGTTTCGTCTGATAATTTTTTACCTAAATTAATAGCAGACAATTTTGATTTGTGCTCGTTGGATAATCGTCTGCCAGTATTAGCTATTGATAGGTTAGCCTTATGTTCGTCTGATAATGGTTGTCCGCGTCCTCTGTGATGCCCTGTATTCGCAGCTGATATTTTTGCTTTTGTCTCGTTGGAACATATCTTGCCTTTACCAGCTGCTGATATTTTTGCTTTTGTTTTCGCTGTTGGTTTATAATTTCGATTTTTATTACGTAATTTTTCACGTGTTTCGTTACTTACAACTTTACCGGTATGTAATTCGGACATTGCCGCAGCATGCAATATTTTTAATCTTTCATATAATCTGTTTGTTGTGCGTTGTAATCGATTAGTAGATGCACACATCATTGCAGCGGCAAATATTAATTTATGATTAAAAGGGTAAATTTTAATTAAAAGCTGGTGAGCTACAAAATGTTCTCGTGCAGTTAGATTAACTAAGTTTGTTGCATCATCCGTACCGTCCATACATTTTGGTATAATATGATGCTTCTCTGTATATCCTGTGGTAATTCTAAGTTGCGCACGATATATTAACGCATCATATATCTTTTTATAATCCATAAAATAACTCCGTAAATTATACGGAGTTATTTACCTTTGTGCTCAACTGGTAAGATGTGTTATTGCCATTCGGCACCGTTTGCTCGCATCGAAATAATGCTATCAAGAGCAAACGTCCTGATAATGACTTTATTACTGGCAGACAATCCGCCTTGGCCGTTGTCTTCGCGACCTTCTGACAGTCCGTCAATCAACTCCTTTGCAATCGGGTAACCATCTTGCAGGTATTGTGTTTTTCCAGATTTAAGCACGATTACTTCCAGATAGTGCTCGCCGTTGTGTTCGACAAATGCAGTACCCGGCACACGCTGGCCCCACTTGCGCGGTCCCAGCACAAACGTGTCGGGGTCCTTGCCCTCTGCTACAAGCCTACGCTTGACCATTGCATCGTATGCGCTGCCATTGGTATTGCTGAAGCACATGACTTGCGAACCAGTAGTCTCTTTCGTAATGCGTCCTTGCTGCGGATTCTTTTTACCGCCCGACAGTTTAACTTCGGTAACAGTGTCGATTCCAACAAACGTACCGCCTGCAAGTGCTGCAAGTGAGTTTTGTGCAATTTCCAGTTTCATTTGCGTAACTCCGTGTGTGTTGCTTATGAGTTCACACTACAGTAGTCTGCATACCACGTCAATGGGATATTTGCCAATTTAGGCAGATTTATTTGCCATTTTTTCTAGTCTTGCTGCACGAGCCGACGCTTGCGCCGCCTTGCTTTTTTCAACATGCGCAAGACCTTCAACCAGTGCAGTTTGCATGGCAGCAATGCCCTTGTCGTCCAGTATCACTTCGCCTGTGGCAGTATAGTAACCTGTGAACAATACCTTTGTCGCTATGGTAATACGACGCCATAGGTTCTCCGGCCAATTATATCGCGGATAAATGCCCACTTCCATACTGATATTAAGTCCAACTGATTCAAGCTGCGCATGTGGCTCAAACCAAAGCTCGCAGTCGTGGTTGCTATCAAGGCAGTCACAGGCTATGCGCCAATGACCTGACCCATCTGAATAGTCGTTGAGTTTCATGAGTTTTTCTTGCACAGTAGTTCCTTTTGATTTGGTAGGGAATGCAGGACTCGAACCAGCAACCTACGGATTATGAGTCCGGCGCTCTAACCAATTGAGCTAATCCCCCAATGTGTATTATATAGCACGTTCCTTTTGATCATGCAACCGTTTCATAATCATTTTATGAATGCCGGGATTTACTTTAAGAACATGCGGCATCAACTCCTTGCGGATGTAGTTGCGAGTCAGTTCCAGCTTTTCATTGCTGGTATCTTCAATCCACGGAATATCACGTTGCGTACACCAGTTGCGCAACTCAAACTTTCTAGTACCTAGAAACGGACGTACCACGTTGCCACGATGCAGTTGCGGTAGTTTTGGCTGGCCATTCAAGCTACCCCAGACCCAGGTTTCAACTGCATCGTCGAGATGATGTGCAGTAACTACAGTTTCGCCCAATGCGTCTAAGAATCCATAACGCTGGTCGCGCCAATATGCTTCCAAGCTTTCGTTTCTACCACGTTCTTTATTCACAGTGCCGATCACCAATGGGATATTTTCAGTATCGCAATAGCTTTGAACAAACTGCAATGAGTCTTTGCTGTTGTCACTGCCGTGATCAAAATATGCAGCAGCGACAGTGTGATTCCTACGCAAGAAATCCAATGCAGCCATAGAATCTACGCCGCCAGAACAGGCAACATACAATTCACGCGGCAGTTTTTCCATAAGCTTGATCATCTGTTACACCGTATTGCGCCACGGATATTCACCGTTGTATCTACCATACATGACACTGTTGCCGTTGTCAAAGAATTGTTTGTTCACACTGTTGGGATTTCCATCCAGTCTGTAATTTAATGTATACAGGCCAGTGGTTCCCCATTGTGGAAAGTGTTGTGATATAGCTGATAGGAAACGTCTATCGCCTCCCCAGCCCCAATGCCATGCAGAACCAATCTGTGTGATAACATCTCTGCGAATGCAGAAACTGCTGGTATCCACCAAGTGATGTTCACTGCTGAGATAGATAGGCCATTTGCCAAGGCTCTCGCAATCATCCAAACAGAGATAGTTGCCATACTTGTCTGTAATCTTACGTAAGCTGTGACCCCATTGCCAGTCATTGCGTTCAATGGCTGCTATCTGTGTGGACACATGGTTGTTGTCAAACCAGTTGTCTTGATCTAGAAAAAGTATGAAGTCTGTGTTAATCAAATGTCCGGCTGCTGCATAGATGCGGTGCCCGTAGAATCCATTGGCACCCGTGTTCTCCGGTAGCTGCAAAACATGCAAACGGTTTCGGTATGGTGCTATGACTGCGTCAACTGCTGTGGTAAACACAGGGCCGTCTGTTACAACCCATACACGGGTGTCTGCGTGATCTTGTGCAAGTGCAGATTCCACTGCTTTTGCCAGTTCATTGCTGCCTGTTGCAGCTATAACAATTGTTGCTGTACTCATATAGCATTGTGCAGTCTAACAGTTAACCTTGCAACCAAAGTGGGAACAAAGAGTTTTTATTATCAGTGCTGACAAAGTATCCGCCCGGGTCACTGGTGTTAGGCAGTATGCGCCAATTGGTATCTGCAACACAGCGTTTGATATCGCGCAGCGGTATATCTTGTGTGTAGCATATGTGTGAACGTGGCGGTAGTTGTTTGGTCCATACCAATGCATCGTCTATCATTTGATGTGTGCCTATGACAACCAATTCATTTTCATCATAGGTATAATCTATCAAGTCCGGTGGCAAGTTCATTACTTTTTCTGAATATCCAGTGTATAAGAAATCTTCAAACTTGCGTTTCTTTGAAATATATTCTGCGCCATGTGAATTGCAATATTCAATGATTGTTGCATGCTCGCGGTCGCTCATACCGGCAATACTCATGCCTTTTACCGTAGTGATATTCCACCACTTACGAAAACTATCGTCGTGCCGTAAATTCAATTCCCAACTTGCTAAAGCGAACGGAACTTTGTCTATACTGTTTACCATTCGCCTGAACATACGATATCTATGATGTGCAACCACTTGAAAATACTAAACCTTGTTGTATTATTTAAGAGATTTGCTAATATAATACAGTCTAGGCCCACACTAACCTAAACTCAATCCAAGATTCGTCATCTAACCATACTGATATTGTTGTGGCTATCCATGGTTCGCTGTGTCGTTTGAATCGCACATGTTCCATGCCTATGGTTATGCCTCTGTCGCGCAGCCACTGATTCTGTTCATTGAGATCACAATTGTCTAATACTGAGTCGTAATGGCGTGCAGTATGGTAACTGCGCCACTCCATGAATTGCGGCTCGTCTATGCGGTGAAGGATTCTTTTCATGCGTATTACTTACGCACGAAGTCTTTCTTCCATGGTAAAATGTTCTGATTTTAATATGCCCACTAGCCAATTGTTAACAGCACTGTCTATGTATACAACGCTACGACCAGTAAACGTCCGTCTTGCAACTGCAACATCGTCGCTAAAAAATATTACTTCAAACGATTTATTAACAAAGTCTTCTTCAGTCGTACAGTGTTTGCCATCAAATGGTCCATATTTAAATATCATTTGGCAGCACGTTTGCGATCTAGATATGCTTCATCATTGGCCCACGGGTCCAGCAGCTTCATCATGGGACCTTCGTATGCTGCTTGATTTACAAAACCATCTTCAAAAAAGTATTCAATGGTCCACAGTGTGGGATCATACCAAGTCTGCGAACGTAGATCGCTCCAGCCATCTGTATCCTGTGTACCGTTGCGAGTACCTTTGCCTGTTTCCCACAAGCAATGTGCTTTGTTCCAGTGATGCACGAACCTACTAGGGATCTTGCCTTTACCCACATATATGCAGCGATCTTCTTGCCATATAGAGTAGAGTCCCATACGTTTAGGCAACTGCATATACACTGCAAAAGCAAGAGTATGTATTTCAGGAAACTGTTCCTGATACAGGTCAAACAGTGGTTTGAGTTTTTGAAGTTTCATAACACTATTAGAACACTAGAGTGCAGGTCTGTCAACCGATTATACTCGTTTTTTACCATCTGCGGTATAATACTTGCTGTTGTACCATGCATACTCTACACACGGCAGAGCATTGTAGTTGCGTGAACGTAGCACACGATACCACGCTAAGAACAGTTTAAATCTCACCATAGTCCGAGGTTCCTACCGTTGCTGGCAATAATAAATGCACATGTAACCACATGCAATACAATCCAAAAAGTTCTAAATGCCAGTGCCTTTTTCACATCGCTCTGTGAGATAGGTAAAAATTCTGGCTTGTCGTTGTCGGTAATACCAATTGGCATACCTACAGTTCTAGCCCATGTTTTAATCCAGCGTCGCTGACCGCTCATTTAATTACTCCGTGTGGTTATTCACCCAGCTTTTTTAACTCGTTCTTGGAACTGTTTAAGGCGTTCAGCAGCTTCATCATTGCTCATCAACATGCCAATACTCCAGGTTTGCGGTTCTGGCATTTCGCCTAGGCTCTTCCATTTGTAATCAACATGTTCCCAATTGAGTTTGGGTTTGAACTGTTTGTTTACTGCAATAGCATAACACTTGTGAGTGAATGCAGGTTCTGTGGCATGGCTAACACTTAGCAATACTTTGGGATTATTAATCAAATCCCTGCCAATTTCTTCTTGCAATTCTCTATGCAGTGCTTCATCGTAGCTTTCGCCCGATTCAACATGCCCGCCTGGAAAGCCCCATTGAAGTGGGTCGTTACCCAATTCGCTGCGTAGTATAAACAGAACTGTGTCTGTAATTCTGCACCATATCAGGGCTGATGCTGCGCCGGGGGTAATATCATCATATCTCATATACTAATTTATCCAAATTCACGTATTGCAGCAACAGTGTCGGCATGCTGCAATATCTCATAGTGATTGGAATCTATTTTGTAAAACTCGCCGCAACTCCAATTGGTTTGTATTTTAATGGGTAGTACACCGTCATTGTCTTCGTATATAAACGGATTGAAACCGTTCGTTGCTACGATATGACGTATGGGTTTGGTGTATATTGCACGTTTCATATCTTTAATAATATGGCTGTCTTTGGCAATTTGCCCTATCAAGTTGCTGCGACTGAAGTATAGCTGTATGAGATTTAACTCCAGTCCAGCCAACGGCGATGCCAATGTTATAATACGCTCTACAAGTGGATTATCGTGCAAGTGTAGTGCAACAATACCACCCAGGCTGTGTCCTATAACAGTGGAAGGTTTGACAATTTCTTCGTTTGCACGGTGTATAATATCCCGCATGCCATCGCGAGTATGGTCGTAATTTAAAGTAGTCCAATCAGCATCGACTTGCGTTTGCAGATAATTGAAGCTGACTGGACTACTCCATGCACCATGTATTGCAAATATGTTTTTCAATGCGACTGCTTTCAAAATATATACAGTATTTACACACAACTGCATTGATAATTTCAAGTTTTGTGTGTATCAGTAGTACAAGTGCGCGACACGAATTTTTTCAGACTCAAACAGTTCTTCGGCACGTTTAATGAATGGTTTGCGATCAACCTTTAATTGTGTGTAATAATACTCCGTGCCGTCTATGTCGCGAGTATTGCCCAATGGAACTTTGCCTTGTACAAGATCACACATAGCAAATGCCATTTTTTCGCGAGCTTTACTGGCATCCTGTGTATGCTCGTGTAGGCCATCTTCGTTGTGCGGCCTGGCCCATATAACTAACTCGTGTTGACTAATATTTTTCAAATGTTTTGTGCGCATGTCGTATATCTTGCCACTGTGATTTGTTTTATTACCGCGCCAATCACTCTCAAACATTTTAAGACGTTTGAACATGCTTACAGTACTTTCGCCTATATACAAACAACGGGTTTCGAATGGAGTTGTAACGTTACGAGTTGTGTCTAGAGAAATTGCATATATACCAGGCTGGTGTATGAAATGACTCGCATCACTGTTAAACTCAGAAAGTTCAGACAGGCTAAGTGTACAAACTTTTTTCCACCCTGTGGTGATATCACACATATTCTCTTGCCACTGGGGCAATGCGTCTGGTTCAATACTATAGTCGAACGCATTAATCTGTTTCATTAGCGTGTCGAGTTCGTTGTAATTACCTTCAAAGTTAATTTTAGCAGTGACGATCATATAGTTGGGTCCTATGGTTATGGTACGACGAACGCAGCGTTATTGCTGCATATGATCACACCTTGTTAAATTTTCTTAGCACAATATATTTTTGATACAAACATCATTGCATCAGCAGTATTTCGAAATTAGATACCAGATCCACCGATATCGTGATCCAATTCAAAATAACGAGCATCATCTACGGACTTTAGCCAACGGCCAGTTTGATCTGGATGAGTAAGCACATATGCACCGAGTGCAATGATCGACACACCTATAACAATAAAAACAACATCGCGAATATTTTTGATTACATACATTTACAAACTCCATACAGTGTGTGTTATCACATGCCATATGATAAGACGTATTTGCTAGTAGTCAACTGATCGTAAAAGATAAAGTTTTTAGTAATTGCCGTCTTGCAGTATGACTGCATTTGGTACAGTCATATCAAGTTCAGTCATAGTACCTCTGTATGCAAGTCCTATAGCAGCAAGCTTGTCTGTTAACAACAATTCTGCTCGCTCAAGTGATTCTGCAACAACCACTGCACTTGTGCCAACTGGCCAGAGACCTTCAAAGTCTGTGTTGTAGTAGACTTTTAAACGCTGTATTTCTAGTTTTTGTTCTGCATCATATAATTTAACTCGCAGTGATTCTGCTATTGCCTGCGCATATGTTGCTTCATTAAGCCAATCTGACATATGTTAGCCCTTCTAGTAAAATTAAATTATAAGTTATGTTAGGTCAAAGCACAACTGGTGTGAAAACAAAAATAAATACTATGAGAAGGGAGATATCGCCATGTCAACAGATTACAGAGATATCATGAAAGCCGTGATTAGGAGTCAGCATTGCCAGCGAAACTTCGATCTATCAAAGCAAATGCCACAAGAAGACTTGGAGTTGTTGGTACAAGCTGCTACCAATTGCCCAAGCAAGCAGAATATTTCGTTCTACGATCTACATGTGTTAACAGATCCTGAATTAATTGCAAAGATTCACGTGTTGTCGACAGGTGTTACAGCAGACAACGTTGTAACCGGCAAACATGTGCCTACAACAAATAGTCAAACATTGGCTAATGTGTTGTTTGTTTATGTACATAAAGAATTGGATGAAATTACGCCAAAGGCATTTGAAAAGTGGAGCAATGCAGATGAGTCAGAGCTCAAAGTATTCGAACGTGATGTCAATACTGCAATAGGTATTTCATCTGGCTATGTTAACTTTATTGCCAGCATGCTGGGATATGCAACAGGCTGCTGCCAGTGCTTCCAAAAGGATGAAATTGGCAAGTTGATGGGACTAAAGCGTGGTCCAGATCTGCTTATGGGCATCGGCTTCAATGACGATTCCAAAAATCGCAGAGTCCATGCAACCGACTCAGAGCTGGTATTCCCAACTCGTACCAAAGAAAAGATAGAAGTCTTCTATCGCTAATTTAGCCACAGCAAGTGGCCCGGAATACTAACCGGGCCACAATTGCATATCAATAGTCGGGCTTAACACTTTCTATAATATTGCCCGTTAGCAATTTGAATAACATTTCAAACTCTGCATTTACAAACTCAATATCAACAGGTTTACCATCTATAACTTGATTGTGTACATTCTTGGCAAATCGCAGTTTATAGTTGCCTATGCCAATGTGTTCTGCAAGAAATGCCACAAGGTGTGTACATGTACTATGGTACTGTTGATTGGTAATTGTAATTGTATGCGGACCTTTAGATGCGACGATCTGCTGAGTGGATCTGCGAGTTGGTGCATTGTTATATACTGCGGTCTGGTAGGTGGTATAAGTTTTAGTCATACCACCACCAGGGCCATCAGTTCTTCTTTAGTAGCAACATAGCCACTGTCTGCCCAAGCATCTTTCAGCTGTCGCAGAACGTCCCCCATTGCTTTACCTTGCTTCATACCAACCGCAAACAGATCTTCCCCCGTTACCGGGAACGGATCAAATTCCCAATGCACAAGAGCATTTTGGCTCCATTCATCGCGTTTTTCAAATGCAGCAAGTTCTGCAACCCATTTACGAGGTGCACCATCTACTGCAATCAGACGACGCAGATCGTGTCGTTCAGCATATGGTCCTTTGATATGATTACACAGCCACAGTGCATGGTCACGTTCACTACTGCTCCATTTCAAATTAGCCGATGCCTTTTCAACAACAGTGTGGCGGAGATTCATCCATGCTGCCATTACAACTTCGGGATCTTGCGACCATTGCAGCAGTTCATTGATAAGGTCTGGCATATCCGGCGCACGTACAGCACCTTCAATTGAAATGTATGGCCACATGCCAATGTCAGACATCACACGAAATAGTGCAGAACCGCGAGGATGAATAATGATACGTTTCAGTTCGCTCCATACACGCTCGCGACTGATTTTTTCCAGTCCTTCGAAGTTGTCCAAGATAGCTTGCCATGCAGCAGGATCAATGTTATCTTGCTTGCCAAATCGTGCTTGAAAACGGAACCAGCGCAGGATGCGCAGGTAGTCTTCCTTAACACGAGCATCTGCATCGCCAACAAAGCGAACAATCTGATTACGCAGATCCTCTTGTCCACCAAACGGATCAATCAGCACACCGTCAAAGGTCATTGACATGGCATTGAACGTAAAGTCTCGGCGACTCAGATCATCCATCCAATTGCGAGTGTATGCAACAGTTGCACGACGCCCATCGTGATTAGTTTCTGTACGCAGACTGGTGATTTCGTAGCCAACATGGTCAATTACAACAGTAATCGTGCCGTGTTGCAGACCAGTTTCTGCATACTTGTAGCCATTTGTTGTGTAGATTTCCAGTTGTTCAGTGGGATCTGCATCAGTGCAAAAGTCCAGATCCTTGGGATCTTCGCCTGCAACGATATCACGCACTGCACCGCCTACTAGGCGGATATCAAATCCACGAGCTTGAAAAGCTGCCCGCAGTGTACGGAGTTCTTCTGTGATATACTTGTTGAACATGTGGCACCTGTTGCTGTTGTTTGTGCATAATAACATAACAGCAACAGGTGTCAATAGGTATTAGGCCAGTTGCGTAAGTTTGGTGACGTTTTCTACACGAAAACTGCGCCATTCTTTCTTATCAGTGCAGAATGCAGACATAAGAGTATCGGTATGTTTGCGTTCTGTACGCTGTTCGACTACAGCGGCATGTGCCGGCAATAGATCTGTTTTTAGCGTACACGGCATTGTGCGAACTTCGCCGTTTACTTTAGTAAATGTAACCTCGCAAATACCTTGTGTAAGTGCAGTGGTCAGTTCCTGTTTGGTAATCATCTGTCAACCTTTCCTAGTTTTTTAAGAGTTACAACTTCTCGACGATAAATGTCTTTTTGCTTTTTTGGGTCTGCCAGCACTGTTTGGTGTTCTGCAATTTTTGCAATAAGATCTGCAATTTTAGCAACAATTTCTGCATAGGCATCTTTAGCCCACCTGTAGCTAGGCAAGCTAGCAATACGTTCCATTTGTTCATCGTCGACTTTGATAGTATTGCATAGATGCTTAACCTTGTCAAGCACATCTATCTTGTTTGCTGCGTTAGGCAAATACTCGGGCAACTTGCCATCGATACAGGCTTTGAGCGCAGAATTCCAATTCAACTGATAAGTCAAATCGGCAATCATCTTTTCAAAACGTGTTTTGTACCAGCCCAGGCGCCATTGTACAAACTCGTTGACCAGCAATTCTGCTGTTTCAAATTGACGTACACTGTTGCCGTTCCAATCCAGCACAACAATACGTTCGGTAGAACGGCTGCGCAGTTTGAAGAAATCTATAGCTGTTTCTTCTGTCCAATCTGCAATTGTGCCGCGTTTGAAACGAATTTCAATTTTGATAGTTTTGGTACTGCGATCCACATAGGTCTGAATCTTATCTTCATCTTCCATTGCATTGAGTCGTTCTTTGAACTTCTCAAGGCTCAGGTTGGGAGGTAATTCTTCAATCCACACTGTGCTGCCGTCGATTCTAGCACGCCCTGTAAATTCCCAAGCATTACCTGTGATGTTGCGCACGTTGCAATCAAGATAATCATACTTGGGTGCCAGTGTTTTAATAGCTTTGCCATCAATTGCAGCCAGTGTTGCATCAATCAAATCGTCAAGACTGCGAGGTAGAATGTCTGTACTCCACCCAACTGCAATACCACTTACGCCATTTAACAACACCATGGGAATCAAAGGCAAATAGTTCTTGGGCTCTAACACACTGCCGTCGTAGTTTTCTTTTAACGGCACGATGTCATAGTCAGTGAACACCAATGCATCAGTGTGTGCGTTGCGTTTTAGATATGTATAGCGTGGTGCACCCCAATCAGTAGGACCAATCTTAGTACCGAATGCACCGATACCATGTAATAGTGGGATATTGTTGCAATAAGGTGCAGCCATAAGGCTAAGTGTTTCTGCCGCACTGGCATCGCCGTGCAGATAAACGTTTTGACTGATCATTTCGCCTGCCAACGAGATTGTTTTAATCTTATCAGCTTTGGGTTTGATTACAAACAGTGCTTTGCGTTGTGCATCTTTGAGACCATCACATACACTGGGAATACCGCGTGTTTGACACACATAGATACTGTAATCCCTGCTGGTACTTTTGATGTAGTCTGTAGTTAAGTAGTCGGACACTATCCATAACTCCTGTAATTGTATTAGACATTACACTATATTAGCCAGTCTGTCAACTTATCGAGCATCACATAAATATTACGTAATATTAGCAGTTAGGTATGTTATGGCGAGAAAATTTGTGTCTCGTGCAACGGCTGTACATCGTATCGCCATGCCGCCAAGAGTCGTCATACCCACCGAAGAACAAATTCAAAATAAGATAATTGCTGCCAGTGTACAGCAAGAAGCAATAACTGCTGTTGTACCAGAGCCAGTTATAGAGCCAATAGCTGAACCGGAACCGGAACCAGTTATAGAGCCAGAGCCAATAGCTGAGCCAGAACCGGAACCAGTTATAGAGCCAGAGCCAATAGCTGAACCAGAACCGGAACCAGTTATAGAACCAGAGCCAATAGCTGAGCCAGAGCCAATAGCTGAACCGGAACCGGAACCAGTTATAGAACCAGAACCAATCGCTGAACCAGAACCTGCTGATAAAAAGTATACCATAGCAATATTGTTTAGAGGTACGATTAGAGGTGATGTGAATACTGTTATAGAATTCATACAGAACAGTATAGACGAATTAAGAGCAAATAATCACATAGTGCATGCATATCTTGCAACATGGGGAACTACACACGATCCTAAGATCAGTGCGTTACTGTCTGCTATAAAATTTGAAAACGTTATTTTACAAACTGCACCGGCATTAGAACAAATTCAAAGATTTGTTAAAAAATCTGCGATGGGATGCTATCCGATTAGTAATATGTACCGCATGTATTACCAAACAAAAACTGCGTTGGATGTAATAACAAGTGCATACAATTATGATTACATTATTCACAGTAGAACAGATGTCAAAGTAACATTTGGAGAACATCTTTCAAACTGGCTTGTAAAAGGATATTATACAAGTCCACCAAGCGGTGCACCGTGGTTATGTGATTGGGTAGGTGCAGCAGAGTCCAAAATTATGAAAGATGCATGGGATTACGGCACACTTGAACGACTAGGGCAACTGCTAGACGACAAACATGTACCAGAACATATATTCATAGACCTTATGTCTGCACATAGTATACAGCACAGAACTGCACCTGTCGCAAGTATCTTTCTCGATCCACACCGAGTAGAGTCCGGCGACAGGTTATAAATTAAGTATCTAATGCAATCCACTCTTTGCGAGCATCTGCGCCTTTGGGATCAAATATCAGTTTCAATGCAGCACTGAGATTGCCGTCATCTGTTAGTGGTACCAGTTTGGGCTTAACCAAACTGTGTCGCCAATCTGCTTCTTCCAAGCTACCAAGACCTTTTGCGCGAGTTGGCTTGGGACAGTTCTTCCAATCTTTAGCATCATACAAGTGGTAGTCGTCTGCATACCAATAATAGCGTGCTTTGCCTTTCTCTTGAATAATGAACGGCGTTTGAAACGCATAGAAGAACGGTTCCTGCTGTGCATCAAACAGCTCAGGCCAGTGTAAATAGAAGAAATTTACCAACAATGCTGTGATGTTAGCGCCGTCGGGATCTTGGTCCGCAGCTAGATATACTTTCCCGTATCTCAAGTCTTTTCGCACAGCTTTTTGCCCTAACGCACAGCCCACACTGGTCATCAAGTCCATAAGGATTTGACTATCTAACAATGTCTTGGGTGCTTCACCACGCACGTTGAGAATTTTACCACGCAGCGGCAGCGCACCGTGTATTTCAGGATCTCTAACAGCACTGACCATAGTCTTGGCACTGTCGCCTTCTGTGATAAGAAGAATACATTTTGTGCGATCCTTGCCATTTGCATCAAGCAGCTTAGGTACTTTGGTACGCATCATTTTGCGTCCAGCTTTGGCTAGCTCTGCATCGTCCTTTTTCTGTGTACGAGCAGCACAGCGAGCATAGATTTCA